AAGAAATTAGAATGCAAGACAAGTTACCAGATATACTTAGACAGCGTAACATTGGCGTAGAGGAATTTAAAAGACTGGAAGATCTTAGGCAATTATATTTGAGAGCAAAAGATGGTAGCCCAAATGCAGCGCGTGAACTAAATGAGCGTTACTCCAATGATCCTGTATTATATTCAGAAGAAATGAATTTGTATAACAGGATTAAGAGACAGATGCATAGCGAAGGAGAGGATTTTGTAAGGCATCCAGATGACCCTTCTGCTAATCCTATAACTGAAGACTGGAGAGCTGACATATCTAACAGGTATCGTCCTCCTAGAGCTGCTACTCCGCAGATGAACCGTGAGCATCTTATGAGCCAACGTGCAGATGAAATGAGGTTTCTGACCGATATAATCAATGATAACCATGCGAGAAGGATGAACCGTGAGAATCCTATGAGCCAAGAAGAAATTGATAATATTATGAGAGAAAGACGTAGAAGAGGGCTTCCTCCATATGGTGGTGAAGGCGAATGAAAGGTATCTCAGATTACATAACCAAGGATGGGTTAAGGGTAGTCAAGGTGCATTACTCAGCCGATCCAGACAAGGATGTATCCACTACAGAAGGAAAGAAGTGGATGGCCAAAGCCCTGCTTGGTTATCCCGGTGGGTTAGAAGGTGCCAAGTGGCGTAGGGAAATGGAGATTGACTTCAACGCACAGGGTGGTCAACTCGTATTTCCTCAGATGGAAGAGTTCAGGGAGAGGATCTACATACCCCCGTTCAAGGAGATGCCAGATAACTGGCACCTATATGGTGGGTTTGACTATGCAGGCAGGGGTACGACAGCGTTTGTTGTTATCGCACATGATAGGAAGAACGATGACTACTATTGTGTTTATGAATATTACAAGAAGAACGCAGGATATGTAGCGACATGTGACCACATCAAGAATTATGAACATTACTATATGTTGGACTGGATGGTAGCTGACCCATCCATGTGGGCTAAGACACAGGAGCGTTCAGGAGTAACAGACCTTGTCAGCATGGCCCAGTTGTTTAGTGAACAGGGAGTACACTTTATCAAGGGCGCACGTGGTGGTGACACTGAGTTTGCGGAGCTGATCAACGAGCAGATGTGGGGTAAAATGAATAAGAAGAAGGGGGCGCACACCAACCCACGCTATCGGATATTACAGACATGCAATAATCATTGGAGTGAGATGTCACAGTGGCGATACTCTGAGTGGGCCAATGCTACTGGACAGCATAAGAACGTCAAGGAATCAATGGTGGATAAGAACAATCATACTATCGATGCTGCCAAGTATGTATTCAAGATGCTATCCTCTAACTGGATGGCTGAAAAGGTAGACAGCTTTGATATCGGTAAGCACATTATAAACTAAGGAGGACAACATGGGGATTGTAGTAGTACCTAAAAACCCAAAGAAGAAAGACTCATACAAAAAATTAAAGCCATACAAACCTAGGAAGCCTAAGAAGCCTGAGGACAAACAGCCCAAGAAGCCTAAGAGGCCTAAGAAGAAACAGCCCAAGGTTGAAAATTTACCTTACTATGGTAGGAGTATGTCTAAAAAACCATCACGAAGGAGCATATAAAGTTGAAAGGCAATAAACGAGGATTAGTAATTAGACGTATCAAGACTAAGTCTGGTGCCGATGCTGTTGCCAAAGCATTTGGTAAGGACGATGAGTTCAGGACTCGTGTCATCCCAAATAAAAAGAAAGATTACGTTAAGCCATATGAAATGCCCTAAGTGTAAAAAGAAAATGGAGGTTAGATCACAGGGTATGACTGATTATGAATGGTATCATGATTATTTTTGTGATACGTGTAACGTTGTTAGAGTAAAATCTATAAAGTTAACTAAAAAAAAGGAACATACTAATGCCTAAATACAATACACACGAAGAGAATCTTGCCGAATACGGTGATGATTACAGCAAGATTAAATTCATGAAACCAGAGGAAGACTTGACTGATGTGTCCTCAATAGCAGGGCGCAAGCGTATCAATGGTTTGGTAGGCAATATCATTGACATGTCTGACTCAACTCCTAACAGATCACATTGTGGCGATAGCGACAGCAAGCACTAACATAGACTATACCCAAGGTGGGTTATCCCTGAAGATCAAGAACGCATGGCATCCATGTGACATGGTTACTGGAAGCCTCTTCTTGGGCAATGATGATAATCCACAGGCGTACTGTGTGGTGTCTGCCAAGTTACCCAAGACGTTTGAGGAAGACACCGATCAATGGGTACCCGATCCTGAGTATCACATCTTTGATGAGATTATTGGGAGACTATCTGAAGAATTTATTCAGGACATCAAGGATTTTCTTCACGAGAACAAGGTGGAGAGACTGATCTTTGTATGCTCTGATGATGACTTGCGGAATAGAATAAGGAAAGAACTTCGTATTAGGGTTATCTTTGAGGATGAGAAGAGAAGAAACAATAACTCTGTCATACTGAGGGAATGGTTCGCGAGGACAAAGAAGAACAACGATGATGCACAACTCAAGATATGGGGTATATGTTTGGAAGCTATCAAGGCTAACTATCCCCCGGCTCGTGACTGCATAGTCAGACTTCTTGAGTATTATGATAAACGTAAACGAGCTAACATTTCAGTAATCAAACCAGCTAAAATCAGGGCTGGCTATTCATAAGGAACAAGTATGGCTAGACTAATAGAAGAGGGTGAGAACGTAGGGAAGCATTACGAGAAGCAAGATAAGTTTATCGAGTTACTCCTACTGCATCCCCACCAGAGTAAGTATAGATCTGCCATGTTAGCAGGGTATGCAGTCAAGTCTCTGGAGAAACGTGTACCTGCACTGATGAGAGATAAGAAGTTTCTTGCCAGATTGGGAGATCGCAGGAGAGAACTTGAGGAGGCTACCAACGTCAATCTTGACAAGGTAGCACAGGAGTACGCACGTATAGCTTTTCTTGATCCTGCACGATACTACAAGTTTTCACAGGATGGTGGGATTGAGGTTAACAAATCCTACTCCATAGATATGCGTCCTATTGCGGAGATAGAGGAAGCTCGTTCTGGGAAGGGGGCTAACGGTAAGAACCTGATCAAGTTAAAGTTCTACAACAAGATGGATGCATTGAAATCATTAAGAGATCTGTTTGGATATGACAAACCAACTAAACACGCAGTCGCTGGAGTTATCGGGACTGAGCAAGGACTCAGTCAAAAGGGGCTTGAATCGGCTATCATCGGACTCCTTGGGGGAGTTACACAGGCTCCTGTTACTGAGACACTGGATAGCGAACCCAAATAACTTCATATTCTCTGGTATTGTCATGACGAAGGATGAGCATGACAGTGAAACGCCAGTCAAGCCATTTCCTCCCAAGGATTACCTTAAGGAAATTGTTACTGCCGTTCATGAATCCGGTAGAATATTTATACCCAAGAGCAGACAGATTCGTATGTCTTGGCTGATGATACTGTATGCCTTGTGGTTGGCATTGTTCTTTCCACATCAGTCGATCTTTATACAGAGTAAGAAGGAAGAGGATGCAGCATCTCTGGTATACGACAAGAAACCAGAGAACTCTCGCATGTCCTTCGTCTATTATCACCTGCCAGCATGGTTAAAAGAAATGGTGCCAGTAGATTGCAGCTATGCGAAGATGCGATTTGCGAATGGAAGTATTGTGTGGGGAATTCCAGAAGGAGGACACATCATCCGATCTCATACCGCAAGTCTTGTGATATCAGATGAGTGTGCCTTCCAACCGGAATTTGAGAACGCCTACACGGCAGCAGTTCCTATGGCTAAAAAGATAGTAGGCTTATCTTCAGCGAACGGTGGGACATTCTTTGGGGATGTAGTATGCGAAGTAATTTAATACAACCATACTAACATTTGGGACTTGTCCTTGTCCAGATCAAGGTGTAAATAGTTATCACCAATTCCGATACGACAGAACAAGTCGTGAGTAAAAATAATATCAAGCAACATATATCTTTCCCTGCTACTCTTGATAGAAATATCACATGCCAAACCTATTGCGTGACTACTTGATTGCCTATCCTTTGTTAAGGGATGGTCAGGGCAACGATAACCACTCGTTATCGTGATAGGTAGTCCGAACAATTCTCTTAGCCGATCCATTTCATACACCAACTCAGGATCTATTCCCTCCTTACCACAGTGTTGACATGCGAATTCTGTTGGGCTGAAATATTTCATATCACTCCAGTCTACAGTCATCATTTTGTCATCTCCTCCAGTTCGTGAATGTGTTTCTTCATGCGTTTAAAGTTAGTATCCTTACGATCCAACTTCCCCTCTAGGTAAACAATATACTCAACCATTCTCTTGAGTCGCTTGGTATTAACACACTGTCCGTTTGTTACCTTGATAAATTCCTTGTACAGCTTTTCTATGTCATCAACAGGACGCTCTGGCTTAGTACGTAAATCGACCTTAATTTTTTCTATGATTCCCATCACATATGCTCCCCAAAAAATAGTCTATAGGCACAACAGAGTAATAACTCTTATGCGGTGGCTCTAAAGGTAACACGACACGCCAATCTTCCCTGCTTCGCCTGAAAAATAATACGGGAATCTTACCATTGGCTTGGTCAACAGTTTGTTCCCACCACTTTTCGATCTGTAGCTTCTCTTGGAACTTCACCTCTATGGCATACCCTTCCAGACCCAGCACATCATAACCACCATCCTGAGTTTGCATCAGGTTTCTCTTGTACTCACCACCTAGCTTATCAGCCAAGAGTTTACATACCTCACGCTCTCCACGCTGTCCCTTCTGACGACTCGCCCTACCCATCAGCGTACCACCTGCTTCATGAATGCTCTCAGGTGGATGACACCTATGGTTAAATCCGCTGGTATCAACCCATAATGAATAGGCAGATCAGGGAACCCAAAGCCAAATATAAACTCAATCCAGAAACACTGACCAACCAGTGCCAGACGTACACCTGTCTTTGAGTTCCCCTTAGAGAAACACCATTGTGCCAGTATAGTGAATAAAGATGCAAAACATTCAATGATCAGCATTGTCTTGTTGGAGCTGTTCCTTCATAAAAACAAGATGTTCTTCCATATCAAGTATCTTCTTGCGATGTTCCTTAAGAAGGAAACTAAGCCCATCCAAGATGGTTGCTAAATTAGGATGCTCCCTCTCATTACCTTCTTCCCCATGTGCAGACATTTGATATCCTCCGTTGTAAGTCCTTTGAGAGCTGACAATTCAGATGCCTTGTAGATGACATCGGAAAACCTGTCCTTTATACTATCAAACATATGGTCTTGGCACAAGTATACATTCTCCTCTAGAATAGGTGAATAGATTTTGATGTAACCGTTTTCTTCAAAGGACTTACGCCACTCATCCATCTTGATGATTGACAACTTCTTGAATGTAAAGTCCAACGCTTCTCGTTGTATCTCTATACTTGTGTGCCCATCCTTCGCATCATTGTCCTTCGTAATGTCATTGTATATTTCATCGTACAAGTCATTCACTATCTTCCCCATCAAAGAGAGTACCTGCGGTCTTGAGGGCTTGCATCCCCTTGAGTCCAACACCTTGGCTGCTTCCTTTTCGTAGTCCATGATCACACTCCGTTATCATTTGTGTTTTCTTATTATAGTTAACATGCACTGTGCGTGGAGCAGGGCCATTACGATTCTTGGCAAGCTTGATGTAGTATCTCTCAAACTCTTCAGGCCCAGTACTATCAGCGTTCCTTGTCATCTCGTAATGCAGAATCAGGAATATGTCTGCATCTTGAGCCAACTGCCAACACTCTCCCACGTTAACCAAGTCTGGATCTTTGTCACCCTCACGGTTTAACTGGGCGACAACGATGGCCTTGATACCAAGCTTGGTGCAAGCGTTCTTGATGGTCTGGTTGTAACGACCAAGAGAGATACGCCTATTGTTCTCCTTGTATGAAAGCTTGTCAGCTTCTATATGACCGATATAATCAATGATAACCACCTGTATCCCATGCTTGCTGTGATGCTTGTTGATCAGGCTGATCACCTTGTTGATATTCTTCGGCTTGTTGTGTGTCATATACAAGGAGGATTGTTCCAACTTCTTTGCTATCCCTGCTACGTTGGCAAAGCTTGAGTCTTGTTCATACCTGCCCAACTCAATCTCATCCACGGTAATACCTGAAAGATTCGCAAGCACACGACACAACATCTGGTCAATGTCCATCTCAAGGTTGATATACAACACAGGAATTTTCTTTAACGCCAAGTTGATTGCTACGTTTAACGCAAGACCAGTCTTGCCCACACCAGTAGAAGCAGCAATAACGTTAAGATCCTTGAGCGACTTAATGTATCCATCCAGTGTGGGTATGCCAGTCTTTAACCCTGAGTGTGCCTCCGGGTCTTCAAACCTTTTCTTTGCATCAATAAACCCACGCTCTGCCATGTCCTGCGGTGTATAAACATCCTTGTCAACAGACTTGCTGTCTGCTTGATTAAGCATATCAAACACAGAACCGTATGCTTCCTCCAACAAGGGAGACGGGTCTTCCGTTATGTGGTGTGCCTTGTCAACATAATCGTTCATCTTACTTATAAACTTACGCTGTAACGACAGGGAACGTATCTTGTCGCAGTGATGCGATATCACGGTAGCCGTTGGCTCGTAGTCCTCAACGGTTGATACCCATTCTATCCCACCAACATCATCAAGCATCGACTTGTTCTTTAATGAATCACACACAGACAACATGTCGATACGCTTGTCCTTCCGTTCAAGTCTTAGCATCGTGTTGTACAGGATCTTGCACCTGTGACTAAAGAAATCGTCAGGGTCAACCTTCGACATTGCTTCATGTATCATACTGCTGTCTGTTAAGATGGCAGATAACACAGACATCTCAGATCCCTCGCTGAATGGAGCCATCTTAATATTCGTCATCGAATAACTCCTTTCTGTATTGCTCCCTGCGCAACCTCTCCTTCTCTGCCTGTACCTTCTGTAACTCTGAATAAGAAAGAACGGCAGTCTTTTCTTTCTGATACGTGTCACGCAGACACCCTATTGATGGATAAAACTTCATGTAATAACCCAACGACTTCTTACCCTGCAACCATCCCTCATCACAACTCAACATGAACTCAAAGTCTGCGACCACTTCTTCAAATCCACCACGTTGTTTGGCTATGGCAGAAAGAATAGGATAATCCTTGCCACCGTATGGCATCTTACCACCACCAAAATGTGACTGGTACATGGTTGCCATTACTTCTAAAGCATCCTTAGCATTCATGCCACTCATATCCAGTACTCCCTGAGTTCACTAGTTATCTTAGCCAGTTCTTCGTTTGTCATTTTGGGTATCTTGGGGATAACCTTCTCAAGCAACCGGAGCTTTTCCGCTAAGATGGATCTACTCTTCTCCAGTTCCCATAACTTGTCGTCACTCAACGATGATCCCCCGTAGTGCCCTTTCAGTGTTTCATCTATATCTTTAATCTTCCTGCTTATCCTCCTTGTTGCTTTCTTCACATTGTTTATTGATTTCATTGCACTCTCCTTTAGGCACGAGTCTCTGTAGATATTCACGAGCTATGACACGATTCTTCTCACTCATCTTGACATACTTTTCGGTAACACTTGGAAGCTTATGGTTAGCTAATCGCTGAACCCAAACATAAGGAACCTCTGCCTCCGTGAGTCTGGTTACAAATGTACGCTTAAAGGAATGTACATCTGTGCAAGCTATCTGCGGATAAACAAGTGACGCACGAAGCCTAGCATTCTTGTAAGAAGTGTTGTTTATCTTACTCAACCGTGGCCCATGAGTTGTGAACACATAAGAAGAATTGTTAGGCTTATGCTTTAGCACACAAGAAAGAGCCACGTCATTCAACACAACATATGCATCCTCCGTCATGTGTCTGTCTGACTTCATGAGCGACTTCGGTATTCTAAAATACGTTACCACCTTGTCGCTGTACGTATCTATATGCAACCACGTCCACCTGAGATTACATACGATAGACTCACGTTGACCTGTGTGAATACAGAACAAGGCCATGTCACGCATTAACGGTGGAAGATTCTTTAACAGCTCTCTCTCCCACGCAGGTTCGAGATGCGACTTAATCTTGCTAGGAAGAAACTTCCACCTGACTTGTTCACTCTCATCCAATAAGCGTATATTCTCCCACGACTTGTTGGATATCAAAGCATACTCCCTGATAGCCTTCCTTCCTATCGTGTTAAGAATAGATAACTCCTTGTTAACTGTACTGGCTGTTACGTTATCCTTGGAACGCTTGAGAACATACTTGTTTAATGGATAGACAGGGTTCGTCACGTTAACTTCCTTGGGCCTGATCAACTCACTCATATAGATACCGCCAATGAAGGGCTTCAGCTTGGCAATATATTCACGATCCTTGTATGAGGTTTTCTTGGTAATCATCTTCAAGTGAATGTCGGACACCTCGTTGAATGTAGCATCATCAGTTTTTGGCATCCCTGCTCCTCCTTCCAATCGTTGTACCTCTGTTCTTGTGTGTCCATCCTTCACGAGAAGTTCTTCTTACATTCTCAGCCTTACAAGCGTCACTAAGACAGGTGACCTGACTACGATGGTGGGTAATCACGTCAGTCTCACAGATACGACACTTGAATTTACGTTCTGGTGGCAACACCCTCTTGGCATACGCAATCTTGTCAAGACACTTGGTTGAACCACACGACTTCCTAGTCATACCCACATTCTCCAACAGCTTATCGCAAATAGGACAGTTAAATGTTTTCGTGTTTTCTGTAGAAGAATGCCTGATACCAATGATACCCACGGCTTCCCCATACTTTTCACCAAACCGTTTCTGCCCATCGATCACTTCCTTCAGTTTACCTTGACCGTCAAATACTTTAATGTCATATATCATTCTTCCTCCACGTTACTTTCTTTATGAACTGCAAAAAAGATAGGCGAAGACGTGGCCTCAGACCACTGGAATGGACTGAGTAATTTTCCACGTCTTCGCCTTAACACATCTTTGAGAGCTTACCTGCCTTGGCTGTAATTATCCATGTCGATTCGGGGCGACAGCGTTGACTTGCTATGGCAAGCAGGCAGGTCGTGATTCACCCTGTCCACTCTCACCGGGACGCAGGTTAAAGGTAGCCCCTGTTAAATGGGTATGTCTTCATCATCGTCCATGTTAGACATTACAGGTACACCCTCGATGGCACCTAGCCCACTACTGCCAGACTTAAACTCGACCATGTTAGAAAACTGGAGAGCTAACAGGTCGAGTTCAAACTTGAGTACCTTCTCCTTGGTCTGTGGATTCTTCGTTGGAGCAGGAAGATAACTCGTTACCTTGATTCTAGCAGTAGAACCAGTAGCAGGTAACCGTCCATTAACAAAGTAATCCCTCAAGTCGGTGGTACCCAAGCAGTCTGACAGATGTGGTGCCTGAAACTGTTGCACCTTCTTGTCCTTCATGAACGCTGACTTTCTGCGAGGCTTGATGACAATCATACCATCATCATTCTTCTTGTAAGGGGGGCGTTCCTTATCGAACTTACCTTCCCACTGCTTCTTGTGTTCTGTCCACAGGTTATCAAGAGTTTTCTTGAAATCAGAATCATCAAACGTAACAGGATCGAATACCAACGTTACATTGTAGTAGGCATGTAAGTCATCACGATCTGCCTTGACACTGCGGTTCTTGTCGTTGTCCCACTTGCAGGGTTCAACGAGCCAAGGGTGTCGAACTTCCCCGATGGGTGTAACAAATGATTGTTTGTCTGCCATTTTACTTCTCCTATTTAATTGTTAAACGTCTGACACCTTTAGTGTCATTCTTATAAGTGGCAACTTCCTCGCCTTGTGGGTTAAGTAAACTTTCACTCTTCTCCATATGTCGCATGATCTTGTTACCGTACTCCGTCTGATCATTCTTCAGCTTCCTAATGGCAGACTTGAACCTGTCATACCTGCTGATTGCTTCCATAACTGAATCATCAGCCACGGTATGCACGCCTGTCTCTGCCATAGGATAACGCTCACGTAACATCTGCTTTGTACCCTCCCCCCTACCCACAGGGGGTTCCTCGTCCCTGATAACATATCCCCAGAAATCGTAAGCCTTGTCCCTGTACTCACTCAACTCCTTATCAGAGAACTCAAAGCTATGTATCCTGAAGCTGGGGTTGTACACCAAGTGGAGTACCGCCAGATCAACCCTGTTGTATCCAAACACAGAGCAGTAATGTTTTATCTGGCTCACATAGTAGGGCGGGATCTCACAGCTACCATTCCTGCCCCACTTGTTCATGGTAAAAGATACCTTACACTCAAGAATCTTTTGTTCATTCACAATCTTGCGGTCAATGTGACCCCCCATGAATGGCTTGCCATCCCACGTGTGCTTCTTATCCCACACGGTGCGATTGTTCATGCGTACTTCCTTGCCTGTGCTTCTGCAATACTCTTCAGCTACGGCAGGCTCCAAGTAATGTCCCATCCTGAGTATCAACATATCAGGAACCTTATCAGAATGCCTGAGTGTCTTGATATGCCACAACCAGTTGAGGTCACACTTGTAATGGCAGCCTTCCAAGATAGAAGCTTCACTACCAAAGATCCCACGCTTTCTTTCTGCTAATTGCTTCTCAGTTAAACTCATAATTGTTCCTCTCAAGTGGGGGCTGACCGAAGCCAACCCCCACATGGTCAATTGAAATTAGGAAGAACCCCTCTCCTGAAAGTTTCCAATATCTCTCGCACGACTTTATCTAGCGTCTCTGGTGGAAGACTGGAGAAGGCTTGGTAATGTTCTTCCCATTTTTCTGGATGGTCTTCAGCTCTCTCGCTAAGTCCCATCCCCTTTAACCCTTGGTTAATGTATAGATAGAACTCTTCATGTTCCATATTATACCTACGCTGCAAGGGCAATTGCCTGCCAATCCTGCTTAGGCAATTCTATCACGTCTGCACCAGTCTGTTCAAGTTCACTGGCACGATCATAATCAGGTACATCCTGACTGTATCGTGTGACTGCTGAATGCAAACCGTAAGCAGACAAGTTACCACCCTTGATGAGATGGGTAAGGATTCCTGATCGTTCTTCTACATTAACCTTGAACTTCTCAGCGAAACAATCCATTGCCTTCTCAACACTGCCAGTAATCTCACGCTCACGTGAAGCCCTTAACTTCTCAACAATAATGTCAAACACCTTGCCACCTAATGATGCATCCACTAGGTCAGCCATCTTAGACCACACGGTTGCATCACTCAATCGGTTAGACTTCTCTGAGTAGATACCGTAATGATCGTACTCTTCACCGCCACGTGTGTCACGTCCAACATGGTACTTACGTATTGCGTTAGACCTAAACGTAGCTAAGTTGGTACACTCCTGTGTCCATATACCGGGTATGCAGAAGACAGATGACAAACCAACTTCACTATTACCTAACGTAATTGCAGGCCTGACAACATCAATGGCATGATGTCCTCTACCCCATGCGTAGTCAGTACGTTTAATGTTTGGGTCACGTGGCAACTCAAACGATACATTATTATCAACAGCCTTGATGTACATCTTACTCTCAGTCACCTCACATGACTCAATAGTAATGTTCTCCTTATTAATATAAGGCAACACCGCATCCAACATATCAAAGTTATCAAGAGGACGATACCTGTTAGACAGGAACGCACGCACATAACGCTGACCGTTCTTATCCTCAACAGTTCTCACCATCTGATCCTTCGGTTCATGGGTGAACCAATGGTTGACGTTGGTTGCAAACAGGTCAGGAGAATCCTTCACCATGCGGTCAACATACTTGGCAGGGATACCAGTACGATCACCTACCTGACGCAGTGCTATCTTACTCAAAGGGAAACGATCTGACTGTCCATCACGTCCCTTCAGTGTAAGACATACCACACCGTTAGCATCAGCATCCAACGCTCTCGTGTTGGCTGTGTAATCTGTCTTTGAATCAGACTGTCGCTTTACTTCTCGTACCAAATCGTTAATTGTTTTTCCTTGTTTCATTTTATGACTCCTATTTTAAGATATGTTTTCTTAGCCATTGCTATCCCCTTTCGCCACCGCATAGAGGACACGGTCTGAGTTCATAATGTTCCATAGATCTGACAACCTCTCTTGCAGTTGCAAACTTTGGAATCACTTTGTCAAGTATCCTGATGTGTGCATCATAGCCACCATCATCATCACCATGTTCTTTCATTGCCTGCATGATATCACTACGCAAACGTTCCAATGAAGTAGCTATGAACAATGATTCACCATGTGTTACATCAACCTGTTTGTCTGGCATCTTCATCATCACCTCCGAAGTTTAACGGTTAATAATTCCTACCAATCTTCCGGGTCACGTTCCGCCTGCCTATCATAACTCTTTGCTGGCTCCATTTCATTATTCATTTGCCTTATGTCCAAAGCACTTAGAGGAGGGAATGTACCGGGAGCAGATACCTTCTCAGAATACACATGCCTTCCATTCTCAAGCTTACTTATGTGTGGGTTGGCGTAGAACGCACTATGAATACCTGAATGCAACTCTGTTACTCGCCTGACACCACGGTAATCATAGATCTCTTCACCAATGTCCTTGGCTGTGAATGACCTGCTACCCATCCTCACCGCAGCTAACGCTACCGCACTGGAGATAGACAGGCCAACGTAACTGTTCTTTAGATGGTTGCGAGGCTTGCCCATCATCTTCCATTTACCACTCTTCCTGTACTTACGCTTAACAGGTAACTCAAGGCAGGAATCCTTATGAATACCTGAATGCAACTCTGCCTTTACCCATCCATAAGATACTTTGCCGAGGTTTCTGTCCGGCTTCAGCCCCTCTGACTGGCTAACATCTTCCAACTGCTGAATAAGGCTCCAGAGTTTGTTAATGATTTGCAGTTTTAATTCACTGATTGTAATGGTCATGTTATTCTCCTAGTTAAAGTTAGAATATACCTAGCTTCTCAAGCAAGGCACCTACAAGAATTACTACTAACGCCCATACACATATAGCAAATACCGTTTCCACTAATCACCCCCCTTCTAGGGAGTATACACTCCCTGTGTCTGCTAGTTGTTACGCTGTGAATTGTTGTTCTATGTTCTCAGCATTAACAGCATCTACTTCACAGTCACCATTGTAGAATCCTTCGTAGCACATATCTCGTGCTTGAGTCTCAGCATCCTCTGCATTCTTAGCTTCAATCTCACTGATGCTGAAGTCTACAGTACCAGACACGCTCCACTTGTACAGGAACTCATAGTTCGATAGCTTCTCTATTAACTCCTTGTACATATCAACAAGCTCATCAATCACCTTGGCATTCATGTAGTTGTTAGTGTCGCTGTACTCAGCTTCTGCTACCAGTGAGACATCATCCTTAACTGTCTTGAATACTTCCTTGAGCTTATTGATGAGAGCAGTGAAGTCATCCTTCAGTTCATCTTGTTCCAGATAGTCTGTGTCTATGATCCACTCAGCCAACTGCTTCATCTGATTAGTATTCCTGTCACGCAGAGTCTGTATCAGCTGTTCCGCAGCAATACGCTTCTTAATATTCTTGTCATCCTCCCTCTTCCTCTCTGCTGAAGTGACCAGACACCGTTTCTTGAGTTCTTCTATCTGGTCATCCTTACACTTCAACTCCTCTGTGTGCTTCTTGTTTACTACATGACTATCGAACATTGTGATACTCCTTTAGTTAAATTATTATTAAGATTCTGCTCGTACATTAGTACGGCAGGTCAATGCCCGTGCTACTGCCTTAGCAATACGCTTCTTAATCTTCTTGTCATCCTCCCTCTTCCTCTTAGCCTGCCACTTGTTTGAATGTTTCTGCATCTCAAACTGTTGTGCAGGAGTAGAGAACTCTGCGTAACCACGAACACCTATGGCCTTCATGTGTGACTCTACAATCAACTCAGCCCTGCGTGTAATCTCGTTGTCCTCCTCCCCATCTTTCTTGTTTACAATCACGTCCATGTCACAGCTGAAGTGACCAGACACCGTAATGATTTCCCTTTTCTTAGACATCACTCCCTCCTTGGTAAATTGGTTAACGCTTTACATATTCCTCTTACCGTCATGGTAACAAACACCTCATCTACTACCCATCCATCCCTCCTGAACTTGTTAGCCTCAGTCATGGTATGAATGAACTGCTCACTATCAAGCTCGTTGTCAGGCATCGCTACCCTGTATAGCTTGATCTTTCTGCTCATTGCTCACCCCCTTTCTAATAGGTAGAATACAAACGTCAAACAAATAGATACGGTTAATAGAATAATGATCGCCAGTCTAGTCATTGTCTTCCTTCCCCTGAGAAATTTGCACCATTTACTCCTCATCTATGTCATATATTATTTTATCTGAAGTACCCACTATCTCCATGTCAACAATCAGCGGATGATCTATCCCACACTGCATATCAAGTAGAACATCATCCATGTCTGCGTTCTTCGTTACCACTAGCTTGATTATTAGATATTTCTCCTTCGTATCATCAAACATCACTTATCCTCTTTGAGTGATAGGTTTAGCCAATCTTTCTCTTTTCTGTCCAATACCATCCGTAGTTTTTTATATTCTTTTCCTTCTGCTAATTTAGCTAATAACAATTCCAAGTCAATCACCCTCTTGGTCAATGAACTCACACACTCAGCCATATCCTCCATGAACTTGTTCTTCTCTGCTGTCCACACCCACCTGTCATCGTCTGCCTTACTGCCAAGCTCTCTGAATTCTCTCTTCATGTTACATCTCCTTTCAATTCTCCTTTAGGCTTGGGTACTCTCTTGATATACTCAGCACATCCACACTTATCCCTCTCCAGACACTTGGTACACTCCTTCTGTATCCTGATGTACTTCAATACTGCATCCTCTACCATCTCTAATGCTTCTGACTCCCTTACCATCTGATAACCCAAGTAGAAGTCTACCTGTTTCCTGACAATATCTAATGCGCCTTCAAGTGTCATCTATATCACCTCCCTTCAATCACCACACTTATGGTTTGTTGTGAACGATGGACACACCATCGTCTGGTCATCTACTGGGTGTTTAGCGTGCGGTACCTGTATTGCCCTGTGGATACCATGATCATAGATACCATTGATCTTCTGTGATGATCTTCTGACTACTACATTAGGCAACGCCTGCATCTTGTCTAACCACCTGTCTATATCCTTGTTGATATATCCCTTGGTTGGTAGATTATGCATGGTATCTGGAGTCCTCTCCATTACCTGATACATCTTGTCAGCTAACTGCGTATACTTACAGTCACCAGATGAGAACCATCTGAAATAACCCGCCCCCTTGATCCCCATGACCATGTCATCCACCCATCCCTCACGCTTCCAATCCTCCATGTTATACTCATATGCACTAACAACTGCAGGCCAATTGTAGTGACCACGCTTGGCATAACATGATGCACACGCATCACATACCTCACCAGTATCCACATCATACATACCACCACAACTCTTACCTGCTGGCAGGTTCCACGTTCTAGCATGTGGTTGCTTAGATGTCCTACCTATCTTTACTCCCACTTCATCACTCATACGCTACCTCCCATAACTTTCTTATAAGCTGTATAACGAGTATCTAATACCTTCAATCCAAGTAGCTTCCTTTTTCTATTACTAGGGTTACTTCTTATATACTTATTCACTCTCAACATAGATTGCACAAGTTTAATCTCCTGACGTGTTGAATACCTGCCTGAGTTGTCCACGTTCCCGATAGCGTGATCCATCAATCTATTAAGAGCATCCGTCAACTTCATCTTGTGGGCTTCACGCCCTATGCTTGTATGTTCAAGATCTATCATCTGTTATCTCCTTATTTATAGCGTTCATTCATGTCATCATCAGTGTATTGTGCCAACCATTTCTTAGTGTCAGGCTGACGAAGCCACCTGTTAATGTATATAATTAAATGCTTCTCATCAACACCCATGAATCTCATCTCTGCCATTGTACTCTCTTTGGTTACATTCCCATCCTTGTCAAACTCTGTATGACCTGTCGTCACCATATGGTTTGACCTACCCTCACTTACAGCTTTAGCATAGCTCATACGCTACCTCCTAGAGTTGAGTTTACTACCACAATGGTCACACACTACCTTATGTTCAGACTTGTTGATCCACTCAGCACAGTTACTCACATGACCCATGATCTCACCCTCTGAGATATACCTGTCTTTATCATAGGTAGTCACATCTGTTTTGCTATCCCACTTCATGTGGTTGTAATCCCACCCTATGTAATGATCATCATCACATATACCTATGCGACCAGACCATGTGACTTCACCATTTACATCAGGGTAGTCCTGATGCAACCAGTTTAAGTCCACACCACACACATCAGAATCTTTAGGCACGCTGACATACGCTACATAGTGATTATCATGTAAATACGCCACTATGTACTTACATCCATGCTTCTCACCAGTAATATATGGTGATTCTTCTAGCGAATGCTGATGTCTCTCATCCTTGAGATCTGTGAATGAATCTACCTCAATAAACTTACTCATAAGTCACCTCACAGTTAGTAATAATAAACCACAATAAACGCTGTCACGACTGCTACCACAGTAAATGCTATGGATACTATCTCAAAGTCAGTCATGAATCACACCGCTTTAAGGTAGCCCCGTCATCACGGAGGGTACCCTTATATGATGCAAGCTCACGTATGAAACAATCTCCATCATGGTGTACGCAGTCGAAGGACGGGTAATTGTTCCCCACTGCCTTGATAAATACTCCTTCATCACAGTCCTCCTCAAGGTATACCGTCATGCCATCGGTAGAGATATAAGAATAACCTGATATATCTCCTTCAATCCCTAAGTCTCTGATCTCCCGTGCTGGTACCTCTAACCATCCATGTCCACAATCTGAATGAAATGTATATGACATGTCACCCTCCTGTTATTATAAGTATTTAACAACCCCACACTGCTGGCATAATACATGTCCATGACTACATAACGAGTAGTCACCCTCGATATGATTGACAAGCCTCTTCATCTCAGCATTTGATCTATACTTTAGCTGATCCTTGAACCATACTACTA